AATCATGGTAAAGAGACCATCATCTCCTTCAACCACGCCGATAACCTCAGTACACCCCGCCTCAGCGCAGGTGAACAACATGAACATTAGGTTTGAAAACCCATTGCCCAAGGAGGTGCACATCTCCCCTGACATCCGTGTCGCTCTCAGGCTAACACGGAAGTGTTTAAAGACACACAAATTTTCTCCGCCCAACACCTCTCGAACTAGGCGCATGAAATTAGCTCCATCTGGCAGGAACTGGGTCATGTACGAGTACAACTCAAACTCGCAGGCGGACATCAACTTCTCGACGAATAGCGACTCAAAAGCCGTGTAATCTGTTGCGAGATATATAGCCCCTTCACGATGTAGGCGCTCCATTATATAATCAGGGCGCTCGGCTACAGGGACGTGCTTTATAAAGGCAGGCAACTTGTATACCTCCTCCTCTATTAGCTTAAAGATGGGACCCACAGCACACTTAAACTCATCAGACCGGGAGTTAATAGCCCGGGGGTGCTTGTAGGTTGGATAAGACTCATCTTTCATGAAGGAACTGCATCGGAAGTAGCGGTGGGCCTTATCGGGGTCCCATATGCTTCCAACGCCATCCCACTGAACGCGTAGCTCTTTTCGGCGCCAGTCAGGGTAATCAGTGTGGGCGAGCCAATGCTCTACCGTCACATCTGCATCGACGGCAATTGGTGTCAAATTGCGTCGGACCCATCTCTTGACAAAACGACTGAATTTCTGCAGTGTCCTGTCACAAGCGATCGGCGGTTTTATTGCAAACCTTTTCCTCACCCCAGCCTTAGTGGTCCTTGGATCGAGGGGGTCGGCCTTGGGGCAGGCTGCACCTGCCACATGGCATCCCAAACTCACTCCGACAGTCGGTCGCATGTTGAGCTTGACCGGCTTGGACTCAGATATGTAGGCATCCTCCTTAATCTCCTTAAGTGGATCTTGCTTAACCTCCCCATACCTGTACCCTCCAAGGTACCACCGTTGACCACCTATCCGACTAGGGTGGACGGGAAATACCCAACTCGGTGTTCGAGGCGATCTTTCCAGATGCCGAGCGCGACCGTTGTTGTACTCCCGACCACATCATGCTTCTTCCAGCTCAAATATTTATCCACGTTGACTGCATGATGGGATTTTGCGAATGATTCCAACCTCTTCTGCGTTGTCAACTCATCGGTCGACTGCATGCAGGTGGGCGTAGACAATTGGGCCAGCAGCTCCATTGAGATGAGCATCTGGCCGGGCCGATGTGTGAGTTTACCCCAGACATCCTTGTTGATTAGTCTACCATTAAGCCTAATGGTGTACTCAACAAGCCCGTAAATTGCGTTCGCGTGCTTAATTTCCGTCATCGACATTGAGTCCGCTCTCAAGTCGGGGTGGTGATAGTTCGTCAGGCTCACCATGGCATAACAATGCCTGATACGGGGGGAGAAGAGATTCCGCTTCCCGATCGACGTAAGATACTTGTTCACCATCCACCAGGTGCACGAACAGTACACTATCTGGCAGAGCACCGCAAATTGTATGCGTGCATCATCATGATTGATGACCCATTCGAGATCAGCTAGGCAATCTTCAAGATTAACCCAGAGAATGAGCGCCCAA